GTGGTATTGGTGGTCTTGTCAGCCGTGGTAACGGGCGCTGGATTGCTGTCCCAACTGGTGCGGTTGCAGGCGCTTTACTTGGTTGCCAAGTAGACGGTGGCTGATGAGTATTCCATTTTCAGAGCTGCCACAGGACATCAAAGACCAATTCTATTACGCAGGTCAAAAGGGTGAATGGACTAATGAGGAGGCATATCACCACCTTATTCCTGAACACCTAAGAGATAATCCTGAAGAAATAAGAATGTTTATGAACGGAGGGACTATCGAACAGGAAGTGTGGGTTTACGATCAGGGGAGAGCGAGTGGGCATTATGAGCTTATTGAAGTTCCTGATAAAGATATTTCTCGTATCCAGGCGGGAAAGAATGGCGGTGAATACTCAGTAGATAACACCATCATGGAGGATATGTCAGCCAACCGCTCACGTGGTGGAGTTGACATGACTTCCGAGGAGTATCAGCAGATAGTTGACAACAACGCTGTTGACGCTTATAATATAGAAAACAACTTTGCGGAGAAACTAATGTTTAACGAAACAGAAATCATTGCTCCAATAGCTGAGGAAACACTATTAGACGCAGCTCTTGGTGCAGCATGGGAAGGAGTCCTACCAGCAGCTGCTGCTGTTACTGCTGGTGCATATGTTGGTGATAAGTTTGAAAAGAAAGAGGATCGACTTGGATACGGCGCACTGGCTGCAGGTGGAGCTGCTTTACTAGCTATGACACCTCCAGGTCAACTGGCTATGCTAGGGTTTGCAGGATACAGACTTGCAATTGCTGGCAAGAAGGTTTATGATGGTTTAAATAAAGAATCTACAATTCCAATTCAATGATCCAAGATTGGCTTTACTCCCCTGATAGAATGGCACTGAGAGAACAGTCCCTCTCAGTGTTATTAAAGAAATATGGTTCTGTCCTCAATGAGGATGGGACACCTAAGTTCTCAACTGAGTCCATCTATGCCTGTGCACACGATTGGGTGTCACAGGGTCATCCAACACCAATGGGAATTGTTGCCTACTATGAATCGTATTACCGTGGATAAAAGAACCATTAAGCTGATGGCTGATCATCAAGCTAAGAGCGTTGCTCAACTCCTAGAGGGAGAGTTAGAATTCTCCACTGGAGTTGACAGCACAGGTAAGATGTATGATAAAATAACTATCACATACAACAAGAGGGATAAGACTGATGAAGCGTCATGTTGATGAGGATACTAAGACAGTTTACTTTCAAGGTGACTGGCCTACAGTGATGGGCATTCCACACATTATGAAGAGGCAGTATCCTGGTTACTCTCACAGTGTGATAAACTATAAGGAGTTTGAAGAGAAGTATGGCAAAGATTAGTCCCTTTCATTATGTTAAGAGCATCAACAAGAAGACTTATGAACTCGATCTGTCAGGTTATAATCCATTCCTGACTAATCGTGCATTTGCTGGGTTCATTGACACCATCATGTTTGCTGAATCAATGAATCAACACTCTGATCTCAGCCCTTATCTACAGTATCAGTTCTATTATTATGGCGTTCGCAAAGGATCTCGTTTCGATCCCATCAGTAAACCCTCAGAACCAGAGGGACTTGAGGTGGTTATGGCTTACTTCAACTATTCGAAACAGAAAGCCCTTGAAGTAATGTCTCTACTGAGTAAACAGGACATTAAAGGTATGATACAATCAATGGACAAAGGTGGCAACAAATGATTCGTTTCAACAAAGGTGAAGTCTGTAATCTCCTTAGGGCATGTGAGTGTTATAAGGAGAAGACAGGCTCAGAGTTTATGTGGGATGTCTTTGATGACTTACAGAAGAAGCTAGAAGCTTATGGTGAGGAGGCGTGTGCTGAGAGGCTCACTTGTCCACCTGAATAAATAACTAAAAAGTAATTGTCAAATGTCTAATATTGATGAAAGATTACTAACCTCCTGGTTTGTTATACGCAGAGGAGAGGAAAATTTTAAAATTTTAGGCTCCGATTTAGAAACTAAATGTGAAACTGGTGATTTGTTTACTCTTCAGCGTGGTGGTGCTGTTTATAAGTTGGAAGTAGAATTGCCACCGATGCCATGGGAAGGACATAATGGTGGTATTTGGCACATTGAGAATGTAACCAATCTAATGGACATTTATGGTAATAGCCCTTACAAAGCTTGGGATGTTGATGGTACCAATGAAAGAGAAATCTCGACTATTCAGCCTGGTGAAGAAGTTGTCTTTGTAACTGACCCTGACCCGCTTAATTGCTTTTATAGCCAAGTAGATGCCAATTGGGATTTTGGTAAATATACTGACACCAGTAAAGTTACAAGTTTCCGCAAACTGTTTAATAATTGTTATGTATTTAATGGTAAATTAGGTGGTAACTGGGACACGTCAAATGTGACGAATATGTCTGAGATGTTTTGGTCAGCGGAAGTCTTTGACCAACCCATTGGTCATTGGGACACGTCAAATGTGACGGAGATGTATGCAATGCTGTCCAGCGTCCATAATTTCAACCAACCCATTGGTGACTGGGACGTGTCGAAGGTGGAGGATATGGAAAACTTGTTTACCGATGCCCGCGCCTTCAACCAACCCATTGGTAAGTGGAACGTGTCAAACGTGGAATATATGAACAATATGTTCACAAACTCGCCATTCAACCAGGACATTAGTGGTTGGGATGTTAGTAATGTGTCGAGTATATCTGGGATGTTCTGGGACGCTAAAGATTTCAACCAACCCATTGGTGGCTGGAAAATAACGTCAGCATACAGTTTGGATACAATGTTCAGTGGTGCTGAAGCTTTCAACCAAGACATCAGCGGTTGGGACGTATCGCACGTGTATGGAATGAGCGACATGTTTATGGATGCTAAAGCTTTCGACCAAGACATCAGCGGTTGGGATGTGTCGGGGTGTGACACGATGGATGGTATGTTTCGTGGTGCAACATCATTCAACAAAGACCTCCGTGATTGGTGTGTAAAATTAATTCCAGATGAGCCTGTTAATTTTGCCACTGGCGCAACTTCATGGACTGAAGATAAACCTTGCTGGGGTCATTGCCCACCGGAGGGAGATCTTTGTCCTCTGCCATGGGAAGGACATGATGGTGGCATCTGGCATGTTAAGGGTGCATCTAATCAAATAAATTTCTATGGTGGACCGTATCAAGCTTGGAAAGTTGATGGAACTGATTTAGGTGAAATTTATGGCTTTAATCCTGGTGAGGAAGTAGTTTTCGTAACCAGCGGCTGGGCGGAGGGACTATTTTCTGGTAGTAACAGTTACGATGGATCTACCAGAAAAGGGGCCAGATGGGAATTTGGAGAACATACTGATACGTCAAGTGTGACGACGATGCATAAAATGTTCTACCTGTTGCAATCCTTTAATGGAACATTTGGCGGTAACTGGGATACGTCAAATGTGACGGATATGAGTTATATGTTCAACAAAGCCGATGCCTTCAACCAAAACATCGGTAATTTGAATACGTCGAAGGTGGAGAATACGAGTTATATGTTCGCCGAGGCCAAAGACTTCAACCAAGACATTGGTAAATGGGATACGTCAAATGTGACGAATATGCGTAATACATTCTATAAAGCCTCTGCCTTCAACCAAGACATCGGTAATTGGACTACTTCGAAGGTGGAGAATATGTCAAATATGTTCTATAATGCCGATGCCTTCAACCAAGACATTGGTAACTGGGATACGTCGAAGGTGGTGACAATGACCTCTATGTTCAAGGATGCCAGCTCCTTCAACAAAAACATTGGTAGATGGGATACGTCGAATGTGACTAGTTTTTCAATGATGTTCTCCTCCGCCATATCCTTCGACCAAAACATCGGTAATTGGACTACTTCGAAGGCGGAGAATATGGAACAGATGTTTGCCCGCGCCACCAAGTTTAACCAAGACATCGGTAGTTGGGATACGTCAAATGTGACGAATATGCGTTATCTGTTTGGTGGCGGCACCAAGAAGTTCAACCAAGACATCAGTAATTGGGATACGGCGAAGGTGGAGGATATGGATTATATGTTCTTCGAAGCCGAAAGCTTCAACCAAAACCTGTCTGGTTGGTGTGTAATTGAAATTGGTTGGGAACCAAGTTACTTTTCTGAAGATGCAGATGCCTGGACTAAACCTAAACCTAAATGGGGCACATGTCCTCCTTAAGGGGGATGGTAGCAATCCATAAATACCTGAAAGTATTTGACAAATGTCTGGTATTGACGAGTATTTTGGTTACAATCAACCAGAAGAGAAAGTAGAACCTAAGAAAGAGTTGTCCTTACAAGAGAGGTTGAATGCTATCAGTGAAATAGGTCCACTTGACCTTGGTAAGACATCTGATTACTTTGAAGAGGCTTATAAAGGACTTGAACCTGATCCTGAGTTGGATAAGGAAGTTGAACAGATGTTCATGGAGAGTGTGTTAGAACCCGAAGAAGAGATGGATTATACAATGAAATGTTATGTTGATAGATTATCTGAAACTCTTAACCCATAATTGATCTTTCTCTAAATAATAGAGAAATAATGTAACATTTGTTATGGATTGGAACGCTACAATGATGTGCGAGGTAAAACTAGCACAACCTGACGATTTCCTTAAAGTTAGGGAAACACTCACCAGAATAGGAGTTGCTTCAAGAACAGAAAATAAACTTTTTCAGTCTTGTCACATCCTGCATAAGCAAGGTAAGTATTACATTGTCCACTTCAAGGAGTTATTCTTGTTGGATGGTAAACACTCTGACTTCTCAGAGAATGACTCACAGAGACGTAACCGTATCACCAAACTCCTCACTGATTGGGGACTGGTGGAGGCTGTGAGTGAGATGAAAGAGGAAGAGATGTGTTCTATGTCTCAGATTAAAATCCTTCCTCATAAGCAGAAAGCAGATTGGGAACTCATTCCAAAGTACTCAATTGGATCCAAAAAAGAATGATAAATAAATGAAAAGGGTATTAAAATGAGCTGGATCACAAATATATTAGAAGATGACTTATTTGTCTGTACAGCTGAAGATGGTAAGACATACAACGTTACAGGTCAACAATTCAAGAAACTACTCAGTTCAAGTGCTGGAAACATGCCTTGGGATTGTTGGACAAGAGGACCTATTCTTCATATATTGAACATCAGAGGAACCACAGCTGACTTAAGTGTGGGTACATGTCATGCTTTCACTTATCCAGATGGTGAGTATCTTGGATTAACACGTAATATTCCATCTGAGACTGGAGAGGAGTTCATACTTCTTGCAAGTGGTAAGAGTCTTAACAGTTTCTTTGGATACAACTGGGATGGACATGATTGGGACTTTGGACCATTAACAGACACCAGTATGGTAGAAAATTTTGATTCGGTGTTTAGTTATTGCTATGATTTTACATCAACTACTTTAATTGATTATTTTAGTCTTTGTAATGCTAATAACACATACGATATGATTACATCCGCTGGTTCTAGTTGGACTTCAACTGAATTAAATAAGTTGAATATTCCAATGCATAATGAAATCAGTAATGACCGTGATTCATGGTATGATTGGTCAGATAAAACTACTCCAGTATTGGGTAGTGCTCCAGTTTATGGTTCAATCACAGCTTGTGACAATCTGAAGCCCTGGGAAAGAGCAAACGCAAAGGGTAGGATTTTTCATCTTATTAACAGAACTGGCACTACATCTATCTCACATAGTTATATGGGAAGGGGTACAGTTTATGATATGACTGGAGCTCCATTACCTTCAGATGAAGGTATGATAGAAATTCCTGATGATAACCAAGATTATGTTGTTATAATTACTGGTTCTAATGATGAAGCCAAAGCTTTATTTGAAAGTTCATCAGGAAATTGGGATTTTGGTCCATTAACAGACACATCTGGCATCAAAACTTTTGAGAGTATGTTTGATTATTGTATGAATCTCACTACAACAACAATTGCTGAAACGTTTAATTTCAATAATGCAACAAATGTTAAGTATATGTTGGATAATTTTGGTGGTGGTGAGATTGAAAGTAATGCTGATGAAATTTACATGCCCCTATTAACAAGTGATGCGGATGGTGCATCAGGTTGGTCAGGGTTTAGTAAACAACCAAAATGGGGAAAAGGTGAGCCTGGTAAACCAGCTTGGGAAACTTGGAAAATATGTGATCGTTGGGATCAGGATAGAGCAATTCTTCATATAAAGATCACACAATCTGGTGCGTTGTATTTTTATACATACAGTGGAAAATCTAAAAAACTTCATGTTCTTGATATGGATGGAAATTTATTAACTTATGGTGATTTTATACAGGGTGAAGTTGGAGATGAATTTGTTATATTGTGGGATGATGAAAGCATGAAGAATGCCCTTGAAGGTTCAACCGCTGATTGGGATTTTGGTCCATTAACAGACACATCAACAATAACTAGTTTTGAGAGTATGTTCGATTATTGTATGAGCTTTACTTCAGAATCAGTTGCAGATACGTTTGACTTCACAATGGCAACAAATGTAAAAAACATGTTTAATACATTTGGAGGCTTCACTGCTACAAATTTTGGTACATTGTATATTCCTGGTGTTCCTAGCGTCAATGATGAAAATGCAGCAGGTTGGGATACTTATGGTACACAACCAATATTTGGTGAGTATCCACCATGTCCTTAGTAAATTCAATCATGCCTAAAGTAGATATAGTCATCCCTTGCCACGAGTTGTATGAAACTCTAAGAGCTTGCATTGACTCTGTTGTTAAAACAAAAAAGTACAATCCCAATACATTTGGGAACATTATTGTTGTTGATGATATGTCAACATCACAGGGTTCTCTTGAAGAATACTTTGGTGATGAATATCCTGATGTTAAGTTTGTTAGAAACACTGAGAGGAAATATTTCAGCGGCACAGTCAATCATGGATTCTCTCATGTAACATCTAAGTACTTTATCATGATGAACAGTGACACCATTGTTCGTAGAAAAGATTGGCTTGATGTGATGGTTAGTGAATTTGAGGCTAATAAAGACATCAGATTACTATCAGCCAGAAGTACAGATAAGTTTGGTCTTAAGTTTAGAAAGCGTTACGCACCTATTGCATTCTTCTTTATGATGATAGAGAGTGAAGTATTCAAGGAATATGGAACATTGAATGAATCTGAAGGATTTGAGCACTGGAATAGTGATGTTGAATTAAACCATAAAATTCTTAAAGACGGTCACGCTATTGGAATCTCATCAATTCGTGTTATTCACAAAGGTGGCCAATCAAAGGCCCTTGTGCCTAAGCACATATTGGATTCAGCTCTTAATTTAAAAGAATCAGAAAGAGCCAAAAGAAAATGAGATAAATAAAAATAAAGTTCAATACCAATGAGAAACATTGACTTAGCTGGCGCATATGCTGGCATTTACGAAAATAAAGAGCAGATTGATGAAGTCGCTCCTTTGATTGCTGGTTTAGCTGGGAAGGCAGCCGGTGCTCTAGCTGGTAAGGCAGCAACTGGTGCAGCAGCTAAAGCTGGTGGTGGACTTGCTAAGGCAGCAAGTTCCTCTCTGGGTAAGAAAGCAATCAGTGCTGGTTCTAATGCAGTTGGTAATAAGGTTACCAGCAGCATGACTTCTAAGAATGAAGAGTATGAAGTACTTGATGAAGGTGAGAAGGATGCTTGCTATCATAAGGTGAAGTCACGTTATGATGTGTGGCCTTCAGCTTATGCTTCTGGTGCTCTTGTGAAGTGTCGTGCTAAAGGTGCTTCTAATTGGGGTAACTCTTCTAAGAAATCCTCTAAGAAAGAGGAATTTGAGTATGAGACTGAAGAGAACTACACATCAGCTTACATGGAAGGTTATAAGAGTCTTCCTGCTGATAAGATGAAGAATCAGCAGAAAGGTAAGTCACGTGATGGTGATGGACCTGCACAAGCTCGTAAGATGGAAGTTGTACGTAAGGCAACTCAAGGTTCTGAAGGCATGGTGAAGGATGCAGTGAAAGGACAGGAGATGTCCAATAAGAAGAGAGGACTTGAGAAGAGATTCGCCAAGCCTGCTTACAACAAGACTAAGAACAAGGCTTACAAACTTGAGGCTGATCGTCGTCAAGACCTGAATAAGCGTTATGGTCCTAAGAAAGAGGAACTAGAAGCAGTCTTTGCTACACTGATTGGTGAAGGTATTGCACATGATGAGGAATCTGCAATCAACATCATGACTCACATGTCTGATGATTGGTATGATACCATTGTTGAAGACATTCTTGATGAGAATCTTGATAAGTTTAGGAAAGCTCAAAAAGAGAGAAGAGAGAATCGCAAGAATCCTGATGAAGAGAAAGTATCAGTAAAACCTGAGCCTAAGAAGCCTGTTTATGATGCACCTGCTCAAAAGACTAAGGTTCTTAAGCCACGTAAAATGAGGAAAGGTGAAGGACTTGGCGTTGGTGCTCGTAAGAGACAGGGTGTTGGTAAAGTCAGTGGCAGAAACATTGAACCCCATGGAAATGTACAAAATCAATAATTTGACAATCACCTCAAATTAGGTTATAAATAAGAGTGAGTTGCCGTAAGGGACTCACTTTTTTCTTGCTTTTAAAGGAGAACCAAATGAATAACCTAACACGTTGGGAGCGCTATGCTCCTGTCACACTGGGTGTAGAAGACATGTTTCACAGGCTAGATGCTCTAGTGGACAACACATCTTCCAACTACCCTCCATACAACATCATCAAGGTTGATGAATTCTCTCAGGAGTTGCATATTGCTTTGGCAGGAATTGCCAAAGAAGACATTAGTGTCACAACTCATCGTGGAGTCTTAGGTGTCAGCACAACTGCACCAACAGCAGACACACGTCAGTTCCTCCATAGAGGAATTGCACAGAGAACATTCAGTCGCAACTGGCAGCTTGGAGATCAAGCTGAAGTTGGCACACCACGTTATGAGAATGGAATGCTTATCATTCCTATCACTCTCGTTGTTCCAGAAGAACAGAAACGTAAAGAACTTCCAATCACTTGACATTTAACCAAGCCTCCTGTATAATAAGGAGGCTTTACTAACAATTATGGCCGTAAAAGTATTAGTAACCGCATTGGGTCAGCATATCGTTGCTGACGCTAAGCAGGTAGAGAACAAAGAAACAGAAGAGCTGATTGGGTATTGGCTTGATCGTCCACGTCTGGTGTCTTATGCACCAACTGAGGATAATGATGAGAAGGGTATTGCAATCCAATACCTTCCATACTGTATCCTCTCTGATGAGCAATCATTCACCATCAAGGCTGATCACATTGTGGCAATCCTTGAACCACGTGATGATGTAGCAACACGTTACAAAGAAATTGTAACACCTGATGAACCCCTAACAAGTATGGATTTGACTGATGGACCTGGCGATAGTAGTGTTGAAGACGGGACAGACGCTAATAGCAGCGACTGATCAACTTGAATATGAACCCAAGGTACATCTATTGTGTCCTTGTGTCATTTCAGGAAAGCAAAAGGTGGTGCTCACGCGATGGCCTGAGCATACACCTGATGAGCACATCCTCCTACAGTCAGACATTCTTCTGACAATGTGTGAACCAACTGAGGCAGTTGCTGAAGCGTACACAAATAAGTTTAGTAAACAAATAAGTGAAGCTCGTAAGAAGGCTGAGCCTATTGTCCTAAATGAAGATAACATCCCTACTGAGCCTGACGATGAGTACGAACCCAAGTACATCGAAGACCCAATATATTGATGGTCTGACACTATTCACTGAGTCAGTTCTAAAAGCAGACCACAGGTTGCGTCAGTGTGCACGCAACCAAGGTTGTTATGATGAGTTGATGCAAATCAGAGAAGATGTGATACAATATCTACAGGAACAACGTAAAAAGAACCTGTGAGATTATTTCTTATTCCAAGGTATTGAACCTTTAGGGCGACCACAATAAAGTCCTGCCTCCTTTCTGGCAAGCATTGTCGCCCTTCTTTTTGCATTACTTTCCTCACTATTCTTCTTACCTTTACGGTTTGAAGTACCTTTTGATTTCCAAGTAGCACTCATCTTTGCTTTAGTCTCAGGTGAGTGCTTTTTGAATGTAGAACCACCAATAGTAGAGTTGTATCCGTGAGAAAATGTAGCGTATTCTCTTATTATATCGCATTCTCTCTCATTTGCTAAGCTCTCATCACACTGCTCTACTAAACCCCAAATGAAGTTCTCTCTACCATACTTCTCCATTGCTTGATACAAGCGTGGGCTACGTGAGTGAGTAGGTGTATTCTTGTTGAAATGTTGTTGTACCCTATTCTCAACCTTTCCTTTGGTTTGCCCTACATATTTCTTACCAGTTGTGATACAATGTATGAGATAGATAGAATACATTTATTCTAAACGTTCGTTATTATTATTTAGGAGTAAGACCATTCGTTTCTATACCTTCGCTCGTTTGTACGGCAATGAAATACTCCTGAGAGGTTGGGATGATCAAAAGGGCGGATCCTTTATGGAGAAAACCCGTTTTCAACCCACCCTCTTTTTGCAGTCTAAAAAACCATCTAAGTTTAAAACCTTGGATGGTGTTTCTGTGTCACCTATTCAACCTGGTTCAATGAAGGAGTGTCGTCAATTCATTGAAGACTACTCCAATGTCTCAGGCACCAAGGTGTATGGATTTGAAAGATATCTGTATCAGTTCATCTCGGAACAGTATCCAGAAGACATCAACTATGACATTGATAAGATTAAACTCTGGTCTCTAGATATTGAGACATCATCAGAGAATGGATTTCCTAAACCTGAAGAAGCAACAGAAGAAATCCTACTCATCACACTCAAGAATTTTAATACTAAGAGACTGATTACCTTTGGATCACGTCCTTATACACCTACACGTGATGATGTAGAGTACATCTATTGTGAAGATGAAATCATTCTATTGAAGACATTCCTTGCATGGTGGCAAGATGTTGGACCTGAAGTGATTACAGGTTGGAATGTGAACATGTTTGACATCCCATTCATTGTCAATCGTGTACGTAATGTCCTAGGTTTGAATCAAATGAGAGACATCTCACCTTGGAGAATGGTGAGTGAGAAGTTGGTAGAGGTGTTTGGTAGAAAGCAACAGACTTATGACATTGCTGGTGTCTCAGTTCTTGACTACCTTGACATCTATAAGAAGTTTACCTATACCAACCAAGAATCTTATCGCCTTGATTACATTGCTGAGGTTGAGTTAGGACAGAAGAAACTTGATCACTCTGAGTTTGCTACCTTCAAAGAGTTCTATGATGGCAACTGGCAGAAGTTCGTTGATTACAACCTAGTTGACGTGGATCTGGTTGACAGGTTAGAAGAGAAGATGAAACTCATTGACTTGGTGATGTTGATGGCGTATGATGCCAAGTGTAACTACACTGATACATTTGCACAGGTAAGACTATGGGACATCATCATCTATAATTACCTGAAGAAACAGAACATTGTCCTTCCATTGATGAAGAGCAATGAGAAACCAGATCAATTTATTGGTGCTTATGTTAAAGAACCTAAACCAGGTGCTTATGATTGGATTGTATCCTTTGACTTGAACTCACTGTATCCTTCACTCATTAGATTTCTTAATGTATCACCAGAGACATTGATTCCCAACAAACATGTTGATGTGAATCATCTTAAATTGATTGATAAGAAAGAGACAGTCAATCCACCTGGTGATTATGCTGTAGCAGCTAATGGTGCCCTGTATGATAAGACTATGACTGGTATGATGCCTGAGTTAGTCATCAAGATGTATGAAGAACGTGTAGGTTATAAGAAACGTATGCTACAATATAAACAGTTGTTAGTTGATGTGGAATCTGAGATGAAGAAGAGAGGTATTAACTAGTGGGATATTTAATCGGTGGTGCTGGTGAAGAAGCACAAGAAGAGATTGTAAAGTCAGGTAAAGACTTATCTCACCTCTCTAATGAACAACTACTAGAACTTCATGCTCAGACTGTGAAGGATGTAACTAAGTTCAGTAACTTCCAGATGGTGCGAAAGATCTGTTTGAATTCGTTGTATGGAGCAATTGGTAACAACTACTTCAGGCACTATCGTCTTGAGAATGCTGAGGCTATCACATGTACAGGACAGGTTGCTATTCGTTGGATTGAACGTAAGCTCAATGAGTATGTAAATAAGATGTTGGGTACTAAGGATACAGATTATGTTGTTGCTTCGGATACTGATAGTATCTACCTTAATCTTGGGAGTCTTGTGGATAGGGCTGCATCCAACGGTAGCTTACCAAGCGAAAGAACTGTCGACATTCTAAACAAGTTCTGTCAGGATAAGATTGAACCATTCATTGATGAGTCATACAAAGAGCTCTCTGACTACCTGAACTGTTATGAAGAGACTCTCGTGATGAAGCGAGAGTGTATTGCTGAACGTGGTATCTGGACTGCTAAGAAGCGATACATCCTGAATGTATGGGACAATGAGGGTGTTAGGTATGAGGAACCTAAGCTCAAGATGATGGGTATTGAGGCTGTCAAGTCCTCAACACCTAAGCCTTGTCGTGCTTACATCAAAGAGTCTCTCAAGATTATTATGGAAGGTACAGAGGAGGAACTCATTGAGTATGTTGCTTCTAAACGTAAGGAGTTTGAATCTCTACCACCTGAAGTAATTGCCTTTCCAAGAACAGGTAATAACATCTCTAAGTTTATGGATGTCTCTACTCTGTATAAGAAAGGATGTCCCATTCACATCAGAGGTTGTATCATGTTCAACCACCTCCTGAGACAGAATCAACTGACTAATAAGTACAACATCATTCAAGATGGTGAGAAGATTAGATTCGTCTTCCTCAGAGTTCCTAATCCAACTGGTGGTAACATTATGTCATTCATTACTGAATTACCACCTGAGTTTGATTTACATAAGTTCTTGGATTATGATACAATGTTTCAAAAGTCATTCATTGATCCACTCCAGGTTATTCTGGATACCATTGGATGGCAATCAGAAAAAACCGCAACCCTATTTGATTTTTTCACATGATAAATTATTTTCTTACAAAAGAAAGGAGAAAAGAAATCATTGACGAATCTGTACAGGTTGATTGTGAAGGCAACCCAGATTGGGATCCAGATGAATATCGCAAACATCTTGAATCCCTCAACAACTACGAACTTATTACTCTCTGCTGCAACCCATGAGCACATTTCTAAAATCACTAATCAAAGATGTCGGACAAGAATACGCCCTTCTCGCAAAAGATATCGAAGAAGATGAAAGATACGTTAGTACTGGTTCGTATATCTTTAACGCTCTTGTTTCTGGCAGCATCTACGGCGGCCTTTCTGGTAATAAGATTACTGCTATCGCTGGTGAAAGTTCCACAGGAAAGACTTTCTTCGCTCTTGCAGTTGTCAGAAACTTCCTGGATACTAATCCTGACGGGATTGTCGTCTATTTTGATACTGAGTCAGCTATTACTCGTTCCTTACTTGAAGAGCGTGATATCGATACCTCTCGCTTTGTTGTAATGAATGTTGTTACAATTGAAGAGTTCAGAGTCAAGGCTCTTCAATCTGTAGATAAATACATGAAACTGGACAAGGCTGATAGACAGCCTATGATGTTCGTTCTTGACTCTCTTGGAATGCTCTCCACAGAGAAAGAGATTGGAGACGCACTCATTGACAAACAAGTGAAAGACATGACGAAGTCTCAACTCGTCAAAGGTGCTTTCAGAATGCTCACACTCAAACTAGGACAAGCAGATGTTCCGCTTATTGTTACCAACCATACTTACGACGTCATCGGAGCTTACGTACCAACTAAAGAGATGGGAGGTGGTTCTGGACTCAAGTATGCAGCAAGTTCGATTATCTACCTTAGCAAGAAAAAGGAGAAAGATGGAAAAGAAATTGTTGGAAACATTATCCGCGCAAAGACTGCTAAGTCGCGTCTAAGTAAAGAGAACCAACAAGTTGAAGTGAGACTTTATTATGATCAAAGAGGATTGGACACCTACTACGGACTTCTTGAACTCGGTGAGGCAGGCGGACTCTGGAAGAACGTGGCTGGGCGTTATGAGTTCGACGGTAAGAAGGTTTATGCGAAAGCTATCCTCGCCGACCCAGAAAAATACTTCACCCCAGAAGTCCTTGACAAGCTTGACGCCGTCGCCAGACAACAGTTCAGTTATGGAGGAGGAGATGCAGTTCTGGATGAAGGAGTACCCAACACTGACGAAGGATGAGATACAAGACATCCTGATATACTTTGATCACAACGATGCAAACTAATCTAATAAAAACTTATAGGGTGTGTCCTGAAGCATTCTGTGATTCCATCACAGCTTTGTTTGAGGACTCATCCTCTTTTCATGTTAAGAGAGAAGATGAATACAAGTGGTTCACTGAACTCAACATCAATGAACACCATCCAGAGATTGTTCCTCTCTGCATCAATTACCTCAAGAGAGCATTAGAACTCTACAAAGATGACAACCCAGAGTACGCTAAGTATCTTGGTTTGCATGCTCTGGAGGAGTTTAGAATCAAAAGATACAGAGAGAAGGGTGAGTGTTTTGAGACACATGTTGATGTTGGAAACTATCAATCAGCAAGACGTCAATTATCATTCCTGTTCTATCTCAATGATGATTTCACAGGCGGTGGTACAAAGTTTGATGACGTCTTTATAAAACCAAGGAAAGGTGATATACTAGTATTCCCACCCATGTGGATGTTCCCTCATGCAGGTTTACCTGTAGTTAAAGGCACCAAATACATTATGTCTTCATACCTTCACTACTCTTAATGCTATCAGCAATTGAATTATCTATCCTTAGAGGATTAACACAGAATGAGACTTACGCCAGAAAAGTACTTCCATACATTAAGGAATCATATTATACGACGTCCATCGGACGTACTTTATTTGAGCTCAGTGATTCACACTTTCAACAATACAACACCTGCCCATCAAAGCAGGAGTTCGCCATCAGAATCGAAGCTCTTGACGGTCTCACCGATGACGAGTTCAAAGAAATTGGAAACACCTGCATCGAACTCTGGAATGAGGAACCGCCTAAGGAGGTGGATTTTCTAATCAATGAGACTGAGAAGTGGTGTAAGGAGAGAGCAGTTTACCTGGCTCTTCTAGAGTCCATCTCTATTCATGATGGCAAGGGTGAATCAGATCGTGGTGCAATTCCTCAACTACTATCAGAAGCTCTAGCTGTCTCCTTTGATTCTCATGTTGGACATGATTATCTAAACGACTATGATGATAGATACGATTTCTATCACGCTAAGGAGGAAAGAATTTCATTTGGACTAGAATACTTTGACAAAGTTACAAAAGGTGGCATCCCTAATAAAACTCTCAACATCGCACTTGCTGGTACTGGCGTCGGAAAATCTCTATTCATGTGCTCGTTCGCTAGCTCCTGCCTCTTGCAGGGGAAGAACGTTCTCTACATCACTCTTGAGATGGCAGAGGAAAGAATTGCTGAGAGAATTGATGCAAACCTCCTCAACACCAACATCCAAGACATTGTAGAGATTCCTCGTCCCATGTTTGAGACGAAGATAAGTAAGATACAGGCAAAAACACAGGGCAAACTCTTCATCAAAGAGTATCCAACTGCCTCAGCTCACTCAGGACATTTTGATGCACTCATCAAAGAATTGCAACTTAAGCAAAATTTCACCCCTGATATCATATTCATTGATTATCTCAACATATGTAACTCTAGTCGCTATCGTGCTGGTTCCAACGTCAATAGCTATACTGTTGTCAAGAGTATTGCCGAAGAACTTAGAGGACTTGCTGTTCAATACCAAGTTCCAATAGTCTCAGCCACACAAACCACTCGTTCAGGTTTCTCATCCTCTGATGTTGAATTGACTGATACCAGTGAATCATTTGGACTTCCAGCAACTGCTGACTTGATGTTTGCTCTCATCTCTAATGATGAATTAGAATCCATGGGACAGATTATGGTGAAGCAACTGAAGAATCGTTACAATGATGCCAATACCCACCGTAAGTTTGTGGTTGGTATTGATAGAGCTAAGATGAGACTCTTTGACGTTGAGCAATCAGCTCAAGATGACATCCTTGAAAAAGAACCTGAATTCAAGTATAATGACAATGAACCAAAATTCAAATCTAAAAACTTTGCAGACTTCAGCTTCTAGTCTTGTCCAACAGGAAGCTCCACACTATTATATGATGTATCTTCCTGATGGAGGAACAAGATGTTGTGGACAATACCGCGATGCAGTTAGACTGAAGGAGATGTATCCTGATGCTATTGTTGAAAAGGTTTATCCTCCTGAAGTCCCCAAAACTGTTAACATTACTGCCCAGAATCTGGGTATAGAAAACTCGCTAAATGAAGGTGCTAAGCAACTTCCGCAATCTGAATTAGAAACTCTAGACTTATGACAAAACGTATTGATTTTGAAAAGTACTCAAAATTTGTTAATGCTGTTACTTCTGACGAATCTCGTGATTTCGTCGCTTTTAGTGACAGAGTGGTGGCTCTTGATGAGAAGGGCGCTAACATTGAACGTCTTCTGACTGGTGCCGTTGGTATCAATGCAGAAGGTGGTGAAGTGATGGAGATCGTCAAGAAGCTTATCTTCCAAGGTAAGAAGTGGGATGATGAAACCATCTATCACCTGAAGCGTGAACTCGGCGATGTTCTTTGGTACGTGATGCAGTGTCTCATTGCTCTTGATTCAGACATGGAAGAGGTTATCAATATGAACATTGAGAAACTGAAGAAGCGTTATCCTGGTGGTGAGTTTGATGCATACTACAGTGAGAATAGAGAGGTTAACGATCTATGAGTCTTGCAATCATTTACTCAGATCGTACACAAGAATGTGATCGTGCCGTAAGTTTGATGCAGAGCCTAGAACATAAGTTTGTTGAGTATGTTCTAGGAAGAGACTTCACTGAATCGCAATTCAGAAATGAGTTTGGTGAGGAGGCAACATTTCCTCAGATTGCAGTTGGAGTCAAACACATTGGTTCACTAAAAGAAACATTACAATACTTTAATCATAATGGAATTACCAACAGACTTTGAAGTTTATGACAATGGTGACTTCAACGTGTTTCTAACACGTTGGGGTACATGGGCAGCAACCACCTGTGATGGTAAAGGACTCTGCTCTGGTTTAGATAAGAGTGCAGTCATCTTCTGGGCACGTGAACACCTGAATGGGTTTCAGTTAAGTTATGCATCATACCCTAAAGAGAGCAAGGTAGTTGAGTTATAATAACTAGGTAAGAAAGGGAGATCCCATGGCTGCTGGTAAGAACACACATCTCGAACATATTGAGGATGAGATCATCAATAAGGGAACTGCTGGTGCTCAACAAGCAATCAGCATCTTGAGAGAGATGGGTAAGATGCTCTCAGGAGATACTGGTGCTGGTGTCTCTGTCACCACCAAGTGGGATGGTGCACCCGCAGTTGTGTGTGGTATTGATCCAGCAGATGGGAAATTCTTTGTTGGTACTAAGTCAGTATTCAATAAGAACGATCCTAAGATTTGTAAATCAGTAGAAGATGTTAATAAGCTATACAGTGGAGCTCTTGCACAGAAGTTGATTGCTTCTTATAATCTACTCAAAGAGTGTGGAATCAAAGGAGTTCTACAAGGTGACTTGATGTTCACTGATGATAAGAAGACAGAGACAATTCAGGGTGAGAGGTACACAACCTTCCGCCCTAACACCATCACCTACGCAGCAAAGGTAGGAAGCAAGATGGAGAGAGAGATTTCTGCTGCTCAACTTGGTATTGTATTTCACACCAAATACAATGGTGATTCATTACCTACAATGACATCAAGTTTCAATGTGAAAGATAGTGATTTCAAAGCAAGTAATGGTGTATGGATCCAGAAAGCAGAGTTCAAGAACATTGGTAATGCAGCAAGTTTTACTTCAGGTGAACTTCAGAAATACAATGCAGCAGTGAACAAGGCAGAAGGTTCAGCAAAGCAAACAAAAGGAGTACTTGACTTTATTCAATCTGGTAAGAGGACGTTACAGATTGATACTGAGTTCAAGAAGTTCTTCAACAACTATGTGAAGGCAGGACAGTCAATACCATCAGTTGAGAAAGCATACACAGATTTCTCCAAACATCTTGAGAAAGAGTATAAGAAACAGATTGACAAGTTAAAGACTCAGAAGTCTCAAGATAGGAAGATGGCAGAGTTACTTGAACATCTTGACAACTATCAGAAGATGCAAAATCAATTCAAGATGTTGATTGCAACCTACATGAATCTGGCAGTTGCAAAGAACATTCTTGTAGATAAGATGAAGAAGATTTCAAGACTCAATCTCTTTGTTGCTACATCCTCTGGTGATTATGAAGTCACCACCCCCGAAGGATTCGTTGCAATTTCAGGTAAGTCAGCAGTAAAACTCATTGATAGACTAGAGTTCTCACGTTTGAATTTTACTGTACCTAAAACTTGGTAATAAATAAAAGAAAGCGTCAGTTAGATGAACTATAGCGAGTGGTTAGAGTCTCTTGTAGAGTCACCTTTCACAGTGAATGATAAACCCTCCTGCCCAAATGGTTACAGGTGGGATAAGAAACAAATGATGTGCGTCCCTAAATCCGCTAAGGATGATGTAGGTGCACATAATAGTAAAGACAGAAAGCCTGATAATGGACCTGGTTATAATGTGTTAGGTTCACATGGACAGAATGGTGCACCTTATGCTTATGAGGAGCAAGGTAATAACGATTCTGGTGATGGCGAATGAGACTACAACAGTTTCTAGAACGTAAAGGAGAGAAGGCTCATAGAGATGCTGTAGCAATGGGCTTACAGTATAAAGGGTTTGGATACTGGGCAGATCCACAGACTGGTGAAGCAAAATATAAGACTGTAAACGATCAACTGGTGCCTGTAGAAGGTGATGTTGAATCTGAGTTGTATAAGGGTGATGGAGAAGATGAAGGACCTACTAAATCAGGTGCTGGTGGACAGATGGCAGTACCAGGTGGTGCAGCTGCTGGCGCACCAGTAGCGCCACCTGTAGGTTCTGGTGAGAACATTGGACCTGCAATGGGACAAGCACAAAGACCTACTGAGAAGAAAGGTTGGGAAGCAGGTCCTGATGGCGATACTTGTGTTGATGGACAGCCAACTGAGGAACTACCTCAAGACATGTTTGTTGGTAAAACTAACTCAGCAAGATGGACAGCAGGTCCAGATGGCGATAATGCCATGGAACTGGGTGAGATGCGGCAGTGGATTAGTGAAGCAGAGTTCAATAGAGATAGAAAGCAACACATTAAGAATGTGAGAGATTTTGCTGACGGCAACAACTCTAATCCAGGTACTGAAACAAAAAATGATGTAATGTTTGCACAAGGTAGAGGTTCAGCATGGCTGAAAAGTTATCTTAAGAGAGTTGCTAACAATGCTGGTGTTACACCACCTACTTCATCTTCATCAACTGAAGATGATCAAGGACTTGGTAGTGATTTTGTACCTCTAAACACACAACAAAAAGCAGATAGAGCAAAAAGATTAAATAAAAATAATAAAGATAAACAAAGAAAGGCACCTGCTAAGAAGATAGCAGATGATTTATTTGACAAAGGTATTGAACCAGAATTTCCTCTTGACAGGCAAATTATTAGAGCACTCAATGCTAGAAGAAAGAAGGATACACAAAGTCCTGGTGCCTATCAGAGAGGTCTGAAATGGATGAAGGATCAGGATTTAGCAGGTGGAACTGGCAGCAATGAATACCGTGATTCTGATGGAAAGATAAATCAAGATTCTAGATACGATTCGTACCCTTATGATGATGATTCACCAGAACCACCAAGTTGGTTAGGTGGAGGAACTCCTAAGGTTCAAGATACTGATGAAGAGAATGTATTAGGACTCAATGCATCAGCAAGAGAACTGGTACAGGATGCAGATTTTGATTTGGATCAGTATGATGATAGAAGTCCACTTGCCTCAGGTGCTTTTGGTTCATTCACATTAGGTGATGATGGTGTGGGTGTGAAGACAGGAAACATTGGACCTGGTGAACTTGCAGCTCTGTATGCAATGAAAGATAATCCTCACTTTCCTACTCTTATCAATGCAAGATTTGATGGACCTTTCATCAATCAATCTGCTGCTTATAATAATCCTGGTGACAACTCAAACATGAGAAGGGGTGCAGATGGAAACTACTTTGATCCTAAGACAGCACAAACATGGGATAAGAGATTCCCTGGTGCTTGGGGTAAGTACGCAATGAGTGTTGCTGGTGGTGAACAACTTGCAAGTGTATGGAATGATTTGACTCCTGACATCCAAGAGAAAGCATTGAAGAGTTTCTGGGAAGCAAGAGGTGAACTCCATAAGGCAGGTTTCTCTCACAATGATATGCATGGTGGTAACATCATGGTGGATCCTGAGACAGGTGAGGTTTCAATCCTTGACTTAGGACTTGCTGATGATAATCCTACCTCTGCTCTTATGGAAGCATTGGGTGGACTAGACTTTGAAGAAGGTAATGACTATCAACTTGCTCATCAAGTTTCAGGTTCTAACCTACCTCAGGAGATTATGGATAGAATCACTGAGAGAAGATCAGCATTTGAAGAGAGAATAATGGATTCTTTTGAAGGTGATATGGATGATGAAGAAGGATATGACAACGCTTTATCAGTTCTCTCCAGTGTGATGGGTGGTAATATCAGAATGGATAGGGAAGAATTAGAGAAGATTACAAGTGTATTTCCTAACCTAGGAGATGGTGATTTTGTAAAAGAAAGACTTGCTGAACTCTATGATGGGTTGTGGGATACAGAGTATCCTGAAGATGCAGCAAGAGAAGAACCTACACCTGGTGGTTTGATGGGCAATAGAAGTAGAGTTGATAGTCTTATCAATAGAATGAGAGGTAAAGGACAGATAGGTACAGGAGCATCAGGCAAGATTCGTAAAGCAATGGGTATTGACCCTGATGACTAACTATGATACAATAAGTATGTAATTAGGAGTATCCATGAAAGATCTAAACAACTTCCTCTCTGAGAAGAAAGATGAGAAGAAGAAAGCTCACACTGTCAAAGATGGTGAAGGTGCTGATGATAAGAAGTACATTACCATGATGGGTGAGTATAAGCAGTTGCGTAAGACAGATAAGGAAGCAGCAAATGAGTTGCTTGAGAAAGCATTCAAACTTGCTAAAGATGGTGATGTCTCTAAGAACGCTAAGATTGCTGCCGCTTACATCTGAACTAAATACCTGAAAAGGGTATTAGAATGTCGCGCTGGAGTAACTGGAGTAGAGGAGAGCAAGAGAAGCCTAAGTTTCTTGGTAACTTTGTAAAAGAAGCATTAGATACTGGTAATCCTGCTGTTGGTTCTTCTCCTGCTGAGAGAGCAAGACAACTAGGTTTACAATCTGATGGTAGTGGTGGTTATATTGATCCAGAGACTGGACAGAAGGTTGCTGCCACTGTAAATGGTGAACTAGTCTTCTATGATAATAGAGGAATGAGTGGTGGTGCAGTATCTGATGGGTCAGGTGGTTCTGACTTAGTGAATGCAAAACCAACTTGGAGTGATCCAATGACAGGTTTGGCAATCACACCACCATCTCATCCTGAATCACCCTTTGAGAAGGGTGCAGTTCCTGATGCAATTCCTGCAGCAGCACCTGCTGGTTATGATTCGTTTATGAATCAGACTAAGATGAGGATGTATAATGCAAATCAACAAATAAATGCAACTCATAATGTAAACAATCCAATGCAGGCAGCACCTGCTTCTGGTATTAATCCTATTGGTTCTGGTGGAACTGTAGATCAAGGTCCAAACATGGAACTGCCTGGAATGGCAGAGGGAGTTGGTGATAATGCTGAAATGCGTGATAAGATGGGTATATTACCCAAATTAGGAAAGACATTTGCTCAGATGAGAGGTGAATTGCAAGTAAGTCCAAATCCTCCTGGTGAGGAAGAAGGTGGTGGATCTAAAAAAAAATCTACAGCACAACGAATGAGTGATGCAGTTGATGCTGCTGGTGGTGAAGAAGCAATCAATAAACCTGTAATATCAAAAGTGATTAAAGATATCAAAAAGGATGAAGAATTTCCACAAATCGCAAAACCATCACCTCCATCTGAACCAAGTTCAATACCCAGAACACTTTCAAATACATCACGATCAAAAAAGAGAAAACCAGATGAAAGAGATGCTGATATAAGATGGTCTCAAGGTGCAAATGAAACTGATTTGATAGGTGAAACAGCATTCATGCAAGGATTATACTCTGTATTGAATGGTGATTACAATACAGATATCCTACAATATGTTGGAAAGAAGGAAAAGGATATTCCTGAAGAATATCGTGAACAGGTGCAAGCATTTAGTGATCACATTTCTGATCATCTTCCTAAAGGTGGTTTGAATAAGAAATGGGAAGCTGCAGCTGCACAAATGGTTCAATCATTACTTCCTCATCTTGATTTAAATGAAACCTACAGTATTTCAAAAGCTGATGGTGGTAATGATGGCATGAGAATGACTGATATACCTGAAGAAGCTAGAAATCACACTTACGATTCTTTGAACAAAGCATTAATTGATAATGTTGGATCTGAATCATTACTTGAGATGATGGGAATGGATAGTGGTAATTTTATTGAACACCACGATCCAACTGATGTTGTTTTGATGGCACAGGGAGCAGCAGAAGAAATTCAAGAAAAACTTCAAGATGCAGTTGAAGATTTTCAGATGGATGGTGACAAAGAGAAGATGATGAAGGCAGTCGCGCAAATCAAACGTGATGCTATTATTGCTAAGAAATTATTCAACATCTCACTCAAAAAACCTGGTAAGAATGGAGTTCACGCTCTCACTCGTAATGTGAGTAATGAAGAAGATAATAAAAAGGTTGATGATGCAACAATGGATTTGATTACGGATTCAGATTCTGCTTCACAAAGATGGGGAACAGATGCGGATAATATTGCAGATCTTACTGATGCATTTACATTAGCATGGAAAATGAAAGATGATGCATATGATACAGATTTTGAAATTCCAGCTATCATTCACTCTGGTAATGCAAATAAAAATACACCATTTGATTTTGCTGGTAATGCAAAATTTGAAGGCAAAATTAAAGGAAGTGGAGCAAAGGCGGGTACAATTCCTCAAGATTGGTTTTCAGATCCAGAAGTAACTGAAATGTTGGGATATGGTAAAATGGACGAAGAAGGTAATGATATGATGGATGAAGAAGGTAATCCAATTCTGGAATCATTCGCTGATAGATTTGGTGGACTTCAGAATATGTTGGGTATTGATCCAAAAATGAATAATGATGGTTCTGAGAATAAGAAAGCAAAGTTAGCACGAAGATTCACAGAAGAAGAGGTTAATAAAATCAAAGAATTAGCCCAATCTGTTCAAGATTATGATGGTAATTTCAAACTTAAAACTAGATTACCTAAAGGAATTGAAGATATTCCAAGCTTCATTGATAAGCTTATGGAAGTTGATAATAAGATGCAAGATTTTCGTCCTGAAAGTCCAGTAAGATCAACAGATAGAAATGTAAATCCATATGATTTAAATTTTACTGATGAGCAGAAAGCTGAAGCTGATGAGATGATGGGTGGAACACCAGGTGTCAACATTAGAGCTATTATTAGAAACAAAGTAAGACAATTAAGGTATGTAAAATTGCTTCAAGAACTTGAGTCAAAAGGTAAACTTGAAGAATTCTCAAAGAGAAAAATCTATCGTAAAGCAATGAAGATGGGCAATGAATTTAGTCCTTATTTCTTTTTAGGTTGATTTGTGTTATAATAGATGAGTAAACCTCAATGATATTATGAGCTTAGATATCAATACAGTCCATCTGATGTCCAACATTGATGGTATGATGAAGATGGATGCTGAATCTGTAGATTTAGTTGTTACATCTCCTCCTTATGATAATCTACGTACTTACAATGATTCATCCACTTGGAACTTTGATGTATTCAAGCAGGTTGCTGATGGTTTGATTCGTACTCTGAAGCCTGGTGGTGTGATTGCATGGAATGTTGCTGATGCTGTAGTGAATCTTCATGGTAAGAAGAAAGAGGATGGTACTTCTCAAACAGGTACATCCTTTCGTCAGTGCTTGTACTTCATGGATCAAGGTTTGAATCTACATGATAACCTTCTCTATGCAAAACCAGCTGCTCGCTTTGCTGCTGGTGTGAAATCATTACGTCACTCCAACATCTATGAGTATTGTTTCATTCTCTCTAAAGGTCGTCCCAATACCACCACTCTCCTAGTTGATAAGCCCAACAAAGGTGCTGGTAAAGCTTATGTGAAAGGTGGTGGACGTAAAACCACTGGTGAGCGTGTTGGTAGAAGCAAAGATAAGAAAACTTATCTCACACCTGAGTTTGGTGTACGTACTAACATCTGGACGTATACTAATACTCACACCAATCGTGATTGCTATGAGCATCCTGCTCTGATGCCTCCTGGTTTAGCTCTAGATCTTATCAAAACCTACAGTAAAGAAGGTGATTTGGTTCTAGATCCATTCATGGGTTCAGGTACTACAGCTCGTCAAGCATTTGATGTAGATAGAAACTTCATTGGATTTGAGATTGATCCTACCTTCCATGAGTTGTGTTTGAAAATCAATGGTGAACACATGAATCGTGGTCGTCTAGATTTTGGTTGATGTGATATAATAAAAGAGTAAATCAAAGTAACTATGTTTCAAATCTTACATGGTGATTGTGTAGATATGATGAAGACTCTTGATGAGAAGAGTATTCACATGGCTGTCACCTCACCACCTTATTATAATGCTCGTGAATACGCCACATGGCCCACGTATGAAGACTATCTGAACTTTCTAGAGTCAGTCTTCTCTGAAGTCTATCGTCTTCTAGATGATGGCAGAATGTTCATTGTGAATTCATCACCTGTCATCTCAGCACCAGAGAAGCCTAGTAAAGAAGACTCTACTCGCTGGCCCATTCCATTCCACATCTTCAATCTTTGTGAGAAGGTTGGCTTCAAATACATTGATGATATTCAGTGGGTTAAGCCTGAAGGTGCAGCACCTAATCGTAATGGTGCATTCTTTCAGTTGCGCAAACCTGTGATGTATAAGCCTAATACCATCTCAGAGGCTATCCTAGTGATGCAGAAACCTACTTGTAAAGTCTC